GCGCCCCCGCCGCCGCCCGCACCGCCGCCGCCGCCGCCGGAACCGGTCGAGCCGCCGGGCCCCTCGCCGGAGGAGCTGGCGGCGGAGCGAGACCGCGAGCGCAAGCGCAACGAGGCCGCCAGGCGGCGGCTCGGGCGGCGGGTGACCATCGCGACGAGCGCGCGCGGCCTGCTGAGCGAGGAGGCACGGGTGCCGCGGCGCAAGGTCCTGCTGGGAGAGTAGAGATGAGCGTGCTTCCACTCCCCGGAGCGACGTCGCCGACGTCGCCTCCCGGGCTCGACCCCGAGGCCGTGCTGCGGCGCTTCCGCCAGGCGCGGGGACGCCGCGGCACCTGGGAGAGCCATTGGCAGGAGTGCTACGACTTCGCCCTGCCGCAGCGCGGCCATGGCCTGCTGTCGGGGGCGGTGGAGAGCAGCGGCGGCCGGCGCGTCGAGCGCCTCTACGACGGGACCGCGCCCGATGCCGTGGAGCAGCTGGCCGCCAGCCTGCTGGCCGAACTGACGCCGCCCTGGTCGCGCTGGTTCGGGTTGCAGCCCGGCCCCGCCCTCGACCCCGAGGAGGCCGCCGAGCTGGCGCCGATGCTGGAACGGGCCGAACGGGTTCTCCAAGGGCATTTCGACCGCTCGAACTTCTCGGTCGAGATGCATCAGTGCTATCTCGATCTGGTCACCGTCGGGACGGCCTGCCTGCTGTTCGAGGAGGCCGGCGTCGGCGAGCCGAGCGCCTTCCGCTTCCTGGCGGTGCCGCTCAGCGAGGCGGTTCTGGAGGAGGGGCCTGGCGGTCGTCTCGACGTGACGTTCCGCCGCGCGCGCCTGACGCTGCCGCAGATCCGGCAGCGCTTTCCCGACGCCGAGCTGCCGCCCCGGCTGTTGGAGGCCGGGAACGCCGATCCGGAAGCCCGCTTCGCGGTCGTCGAATCGGTCCTGCCGGACGGGCACGCCTACGACTACGCCGCCATCCTCGAGGACGGACTGGACGGCGCGGGCGAGACCGGCGTCCTGGCCCGCGGCCGCTTCGGCCAGACGCCCTTCCTGAGCTTCCGCTGGATGAAGGCGCCGGGCGAAGCCTACGGCCGCTCGCCGGTCATGAAGGCGCTGCCCGACATCAAGACCGCCAACAAGGTGGTCGAGCTGACGCTGAAGAACGCCTCCATCGCGGTCACCGGCATCTGGCAGGCCGACGACGACGGCGTGCTGAACCCGGCCTCGGTCAAGCTGCAGCCCGGCACCATCATTCCGAAGGCGGTCGGCTCGGCCGGCCTGACGCCGCTGCAGCCGGCGGGCAGGTTCGATGTCTCGCAGCTCGTCCTGGAGGACCTGCGCACGGCCATCCGCCACGCGCTGCTGACCGACAAGCTGGCGCCCCTCGCCGCGCCGCGTATGACGGCGACCGAGGTGCTGGAGCGCGCGAGCGAGATGAACCGCCTGCTGGGCGCCACCTTCGGCCGGCTGCAGGCCGAGCTGCTGACTCCCTTGGTGCGGCGCGCCACCTCGATCCTGCGCCGGCGGGGCGAGATCCCGGACCTGGTTCTCGACGGCCGCCTGGTCGAGCTCGCGCACCGCTCGCCGCTGGCGCAGGTGCAGGCCCGCAAGGACCTCGGCAACCTGATGTCCTGGTTCGAGCAGGCGGCGGCGCTCGGCCCTCAGGCCCTGGCGGTGATCGATGCGGACCGTGCGGCCCGCTGGGCGGCGGCGACCTTGGGCGTGCCGAGCGACCTGCTGCGGCCGCCGGGCAGCACGGCGCCGGAGCCTCCATCGCCCTCGCTCGCACCGCCTGGCATGCAGCCGATCGCGCCGAACGACGTGATGGCCGGTCTGCAGGCCCTGCTCGGCGGCGCACAGGCCCCGCTGCCCGGCGCGCCCGCTGCCGACCCCGAAACCTGAGGAGACATTTTCGACATGAACGAGACCCTCATGAACGCGATCCTGCCGTCGGCGCCCGACGCCAGGCCGGCGGACGCGCCCGACGGGACGCTGCCCGACCAGGTGCCGGCCAAGTTCCGTGACCCCAGGACCGGAGAGCTGCGCGTCGACCTTCTGCTGCGCAGCTATCTGGAGCTCGAGCGGAAGCTGGGCACCATGATCGAGGTGCCGGGCGAGGCGGCTGGACCGGCGGCTTGGCGCGGCCTCTACCGCGCCCTCGGCGTTCCCGACGGGCCGGAGGGCTATGACGTTCAACTGCCGGAGGGGCCCGTCGAGGTCGATCCCGACGTCAATCGCCGTCTGCATGCGGCCGGCTTCACGCCGCAGCAGGTGCAGCTCGTCTACGACCTGGCGAACGAGAAGCTGATCCCGGCGATCGACGAGTTGGCCGCGGCCTTCGAGGCCGAGCGCCAGCTCGATGCGCTCGTCGCCCACTTCGGCGGCGAGGAGAACTGGCAGGAGGTGGCGAAGACGCTGACCGCCTGGGGCAGAAAGACGCTCGGCCCGACCGTCTTCGAGGCGATGGCCGCGACCGCCGACGGCGTCATCGCCATGCACAAGATGATGCTCTCGGGGGAGCCCGGCCTCCTGAAGGGCGGGGACGGCGGGACCGCGCCGACGGAGGAAGACCTCAAGAAGAAGATGTCCGACCCTCGCTACTGGAGGGACAAGGACCCCTCGCTGGTCCGGGAGGTCGGCGAAGGCTTCAAGCGGCTCTATCCCCAATAGCCCTGCCCCATACGCCTGACGACCGAGACCGGCCGGAGACGCGGCCCCCGACGCCTGTCGGGAGGACGCGTCTCGCTCGGCGCCGCCTGCGCGGGTTCGCTTCCCGCCTGCGCACGCGGTGTGGCCGGACGGGGCGGGCGGTCGACGGCGCCAGCGTCTTGCGGCTTCCGCCGGCAGCCGGGCCGTCCGCCCCACCCTTTCCGGCCGCGGCACTTTCCCCGGACGCGGCACAAGCCGCGGCTCCAGACACAGGGCGTGCGGAGAACCGGCCTCGCCGCCGATACGGCGCCGAGGCGGGCCCGCGCACCTCTTCGATCCGTCCTACGGCCGTTCCCGGCGGCGACCGCCGCACGGGGGCGAGAACCGCAGACGCGATCCGCTCCGCCCCTTCCGAACCCCACATCGAGAGGTAAGACGATGCCAGCGAACGACGTCGAACTGTCGTTCATCCGCCACTTCCAGGCGGAGGTGCACCTGGCCTACCAGCGCCAGGGCTCCAAGCTGCGTCAGACGGTGCGCTCCAAGGGCAGCATCGTCGGCGCGACGACGACCTTCCAGAAGGTCGGCAAGGGCGAGGCCTCGACCAAGGCCCGCCACGGCATGGTGCCGACCATGTCGCTCGACCACGAGCCGGTCGAGTGCCGCCTCTACGACTACTACGCCGGCGACTGGGTCGATGCGCTCGACGAGCTGAAGACCAACGTCGGCGAGCGCGACGTGGTCGCCGCGGCGGGCGCCTACGCCCTCGGCCGCAAGACCGACGAACTGATCGTCGGGGCGCTCGACGGCTCCACCAATCTCGTCGGCGACGATGCCGCCGGACTGGAGAAGCCGAAGGTGCTGGCTGCCTTCGAGGCGCTCGGCGAGGCCGACGTGCCCGACGACGGCGAGCGCTACGCGGTGATCGGCTGGAAGCAGTGGTCCGACCTGCTGAGTATCCAGGAATTCGCCAACGCCGACTACGTCGGCCAGGACGAGCTGCCCTGGAAGGGGACCCAGGCCAAGCGCTGGCTGGGCACCCTCTGGATCCCGCACTCCGGCCTGACCAAGACCGGCGGCGGCAAGCGGCTGTGCCACTGGTACCACAAGTCCGCCGTCGGTCACGCCAGCGGCTCCGACGTGAAGACCGACATCACCTGGCACGGCGACCGCGCCGCCCACTTCGTCAACAACATGATGAGCCAGGGGGCCAGCCTGATCGACGCCACCGGCGTCGTCACCATGCCCTGCGCCGAGGCGTAAGGCGCACGCAACCAAGAAGGAGTGACCCGAGATGGCTTTCGAGTCCAAGGGCCTGAGCGTGCTGGCCTACGCCAACGGCTTCACGCTCTGGCACTACACCACCCTCGATGCGGCGGCCGAGGTCGATACGGCCGGCTACTTCGACGAAGCCGCCGACATGGTGCGCGTCGGCGACATGATCCTCGCCAACGTCGACACGGACGGCACGCCCGGCGGCGGCATCTTCCTGGTCTCCGCCAACGCCGGCGGCTCGGTCGACCTCGACGACCTGACGCTGTTCGGCGGCACCGACACCGACTAGTCGCGCACAGCTCCCGACCGGAGCGCCGCGACGCCTTGGTCCCGCATCGGACCTCCCGGTGCGGGGCCGTTTGCTTTCCCGTTCGAGGAGGAGATCGATCATGGCGGCTTCCGCCGTGCAGCTTTGCGCGCGTGCGCTGATCAAGCTGGGCGCCCGTCCGATCAGCAGCTTCGACGACGACACCGTCGAATCCCAGGTCTGCGCGACGCTCTATCCGGGACTGCGCGATGCCCTGCTTTCGGCGCACCCCTGGAGCTTCGCGACCGCCCAGGCGCGTCTCGCCCGCCTCGATGGGCGTCCCCTGGCGGACTTCGCATTCGCCCATCAACTGCCGGCCAACTTCCTGCGCGCCCTGTCGGTGGGCAGCGGATCGCGGGGGCGCGGGGCGGAATACCGCATCGCCGAGCGGCGCCTGCACTGCGATCTCGATTCTCCGGTGCTGACCTACGTCTTCCGGCCGGCGGAAAGCGAATTCCCGGCCTTCTTCGACCAGGCCTTGGTGGCACGCCTGGCCGGCGAGTTCTGCCTGCCGCTGACGGAAAGCACGAGCCGCGCCGAGGCCTTGGCCCGCTTCGCGGAGGCCGAGTTGATCCGAGCCAAGCAGATCGACGCCCAGCAGGACGCACCGCCGCGCATCGAGGACTTTCCCCTGACCGAGGTGCGCGGCGCATGACACGCATCCTGCAGCACAAGACGAGCTTCACCGGGGGCGAGATCGGCCCGGAACTCTATGGGCGGGACGACCTGCGGGTCTACGCGAACGGCGCGGCCCGGCTGCGCAACGTTCTCGTGCGCCCGACCGGTGGCGTGACCCGTCGCCCTGGGCTCCGCCATGTCGCCGAACTTCCCGGCGTCGGTCGTCTGATCGGGTTCGATTTCAATGCTGAGCAGACCTACCTGGTCGCTGCGGTCGAGGGCGAACTGCGTATCTATCTCCCGGGCGAAGCCGCCCCGGAGGCGACGCTCTTCAGTCCCTTCGGGGCGGAACATCTGGATGGGCTCGACTGGACCCAGAGTGCCGACACCCTGCTGCTGGTCCACCCCGAGGTTCCTCCCAAGCAACTCGTGCGGCGCGGTGCCGGCGACTGGCGTCTGGAAGAGCTGCCCTTCGCGATCGACGAGCATGCCGGCAATGCGATTCGGCGCGTCCCCTTCGCCAAGTTCGGGCCGGCGGAAGCACGGGTCCAGCCGAACGGCACCGGCGGCTCCGTGACGCTTACGGCGACGACGGAACTCTTCCTCCCCGACCACATCGGACGGCGTTTCGAGATCAAGGGACGCCAGGTGGAGATCAGCGGCTATACGGACAGTCGGCATGTCACGGCCGTCTGCCAGGAGTCGCTGGTGGACACCCAGATCACCGGGGACTGGGGCGAGGAGGCGGTGTCTGACCTTCGGGGGTGGCCGCGCAGTGTGGTGTTTCACAAGGACCGCTTGGTCATCGGAGGCACGCGCGACCTGCCGCACCACGTGTTCATGTCGCGCGCCGGCGCGCTTTTCGATTTCGATACCGACGAAGGCCAGGATGACGCGGCCATCGACTTCCCGCTGATGGGCGACCGGGTGAACGCGATCCAGGCGGTCAGCTCGGCCAGGCATCTGCAGGTCTTCACCAGTGGCGGGGAGTGGATCGTCGCCGGCGAGCCTCTGACACCGACATCCGTCGAAGTCCAACCCCAGACCAAGATCGGCAGCCGTGCCGGTCGCCACGTGCGCCCCATCACCGTCGACGGCGCGACCATGTTCGTCGGCCCGGATGGTAAGGGCCTCTACGAGTTCCTCTACACGGACCTGGAGCAGGCCTACAGCACGGTCGATCTGACGCTGCTCGTCCGGCATCTGGTGCCGAGCATTCGGGAAACGAGCTACGACCGTCTTCGCCGGATTCTCTATGCGGTGACCGAATCCCGCGAGCTGGCGTGCCTCACGCAATACCGCGCCGAGCAGGTGACGGCCTGGACGTTGTGCAGCAGCGAAGGATGCCAGATCGAGAGCGTGGCCACGCCCGGTGCGCGAACCTTCCTGATGGTCGCCCGTCCCGCGGGGGCGGCAATCGAGGAGCTCGATGAGGCCTTGCAGGTCGATGCCGGCCTGACCGGGGAGGCCGACGCGCCAGCTGCAACCTGGAGCGGTCTGGATCACTTGGAGGGCGAAGAGGTGACGGTGCTCGCCGATGGCCGCCCGCGCGGTCGCGCCGTGGTCGTTTCTGGAGCCGTCGTGCTTGACCAGCCGGCGCGCAAGGTCGCGATCGGCAAGGCCTTTCGTCACGAGGTGGCGCCGCTGCCTCCGGTGATCAGCAACGTGACGGGGCGCAATCCGGCCGCCGCCGTGCGCCTTATCGAGACCACCTTGCGGCTGAGCGAGACCGCCCAGCTCGACATCGACCTGGGGCATGGGGTGCGGCCAGTGCCCTTGGCCGGATTTGCTGGTCCGGTCCTGGACATGCCGCCACCTCGCTTCTCCGGCGACAAGCGTGTCCGCGGCACCGGATGGCGTCGGGCGGATACCGCTCCGCTTTGGCGTCTGGTTGGCGATGCGCCCTTGCCTCTGACGCTCCTGTCCGTAACCAACGAAGTGAAGGTCAACGACTGATGGGGGAACTGATCGCGGCACCGGTCGTGATGGCCGTTTCGTCCGGCCTCGGCATGATCGGGCAGATTCAGCAAGCGCAATATCAGCAGCAGGCCTATCGGCAACAGGAGGCTTATAGCCAAAAGGCCTACGAGCAGCAGGCCGCCTATCGCCAGCAAAGCCGTTCTCTGGAGGAGCGGCGCCTGGCACGGGCCGAAGCCGACGCCGAAAGGAAGCATCAGGTGGACAGCCAGACGCTATCCGATCAGACACGGCGCCTGCGTTCGCGCAGCCTGCTCGAGTTCGAACGCGAGGAGAAGGAGCGGCTGAAGCGCCTGCGGGCCGTCAGCGGAACGGCTGCCGCCAGGGCCGCGGCAAGCGGTGTTGGGTCGGGTGGCTCGGCTGCGGCAATACAACGAGGCCTGGAAAGCGAGGTCGGCGCGCTTGCCGACATGGCGGCTGAGGATCGCGCAGCTTTCTTGCGCGAACTCGCGCATGACTCGACGCTTTCAGCCTACGAACTCGCGCGCGAGCGCTACGACGCGACCGCACAATTGGCGGAAGCCCGGCAATCGAACGCGCTGGACTATGCCTATACCCGAGAGTCGTCCGCTCTGGAGAGGGCGCACCAACGCCAGAGCAACCTGTTGGCTCTCGCCGACCAGCGAGCGCGTGCGCGCCTCGGCTTGCTGAAAGGCCTGGTGTCGATCGGTGGCGCAGCGGCCGGCGTTCCGGGCGCCGTCTGATTGACGCCAGAGCTCTCCGTTGCCTGCCCCGGTTTGCCCCTTTCCCTGATCGGAGAACTTATTCTCATGACCGATCTGCTTGTAAGCGATCAGCGTCCCCGTGTCGGTTACGTCGCCGATGGCGTGACCCAGGCATTTCCGGTTCCCTTCCTGGTGCTTGCGGCGGAGCACCTGCGTGTCTCAGTCGAAGGAGAGGCGGACGCGCCGGCCTACGAGGTCACCGGCGTCGGCGCGGAGAGTGGCGGCAGCGTGGTCTTCGCCGTCGCGCCGGAGAGCGGCAAGCGGATCGAGGTCTGGCGCGCCATGCCGATTGAGCGGAACGCTCACTTCATGCAAGCTGGCGAACTGCGAGCGGCGGCGCTCAATGGAGAGTTTACCCGTCTGGTTTTGATGCTGCAGGAGCTTGCAGCCCGGGCCGACGAGACCCTACGCGTGGGACCGACCGAAAGCGCGGGCTTGCTGGCTCTGCCGAACGCGAGTTCCAGGGCCGGGCGTCTGCTGGCGTTCGATGTCACCGGCACGCCAAGCGTCATCCTCCCTCCCGGAGCTGAGGGGTTGGCAGAGCACGCCCAGCTCAACCTGGCCACCGTCGCTGCGGCCGACGCGGCAGAGGCCAGCGCGTCGGCTGCCGCGGCGGCGGCGGCGAACGCGCTGGCTGTGGTCGACAGCCTTGGAGCGCTGAGCGGCATTCCGGTTGGCACCGTGATCGACTTTTGCGGCGCCACCCCTCCCGCCAGGTGGTTCTGGTGCGATGGAGGGATGCTCGATCCAGCACTCGAGCCGGAGCTCTTCGCTGTTTTGGGCACGACCTATGGCGGAGATGGAACGGCGACCTTCGGCTTGCCGGATCTGCGCGGTCGTGTCGTGGCAGGGCGCGACGATATGGGGGGAGCCGTTGCGGCCCGCCTCAGCAATCGACCCGGCGGCGTCAATGGCGTGGAGCTCGGTGCGGCCGGGGGCACTGAAGCGCATGTCTTGAGCATCGCTGAGATGCCCGAGCATAGTCACCCAGGTAGTGGCTATTACGTGCGAGCTGCAACAAGTGGTGGGACGACGCTTCAAACGGGTGGCGGAAGTTTCCCAAATGTTAACAGCGCTTCGAGTGTTCATGGGCAGGGGGCCAACCAGTCTCACAACAATATTCAGCCTACATTCATTCTAAATAAAATTGTATTTGCTGGAGCGTGAGTGCCGGCTGTGATTTTCGCCTCTTTCAGCGGGGAGCCGCCGCCTCGTCGAATAGATGGCAAATGCTGCAACGGATGCCGTGAGGGTGAGCCGGTCGCATCGCGTGTACCGCTTCGTGCGCTCGCCGTCTTCTCCGGCCCTCGTAGGTTGGCTGATGGGAGTTCGCCTTCAGGCCGCTGTGAGCGGGAGGGCAGCTTCGTCCGTCGACGCCGTGTAGGCGCGCCTCTAGAGGTGCGCCGATTCTGAATAGCATAGGAGCATTGATGGACGATGCCGCGGGAGATTCTCTTACCGCGCGAAGAGCTGATCGCTGCCTTGCCCCCCTCTCTCGAGCATGCGCTGGCGGCGTATCGGGCCACGCTAAGCCGCCCGCCCGCAGAAGAGCCGAGGGCATTCGCCGCCGAGCAGGCGGCTTGCAAGGCTGCCCTCATGCACATCGAGGCTCTACTCAAGCTCGCGCGTGGCCTCGAGGACGAGCGTCCCGGCAAAGACGTGCGAACGACCTCCACGGGCGAGGGTGGGGAGACCCAGGAGCAGGCCTTGGCCCGACTTCTGGCTGAGGCACGAGCCGAACTGGCTCGCAGTCTCGAGCCCGAGGATTCCTAGGATATGGAAGAGCTGTCTTTCGAGGAATTCCTGATGCTCTGGTACCGCCATCAGCAACTTCGGATGCCGGCACTGCATCGGCATATGGCGCACTGGCTCGAAGCCGGATGGCGCGACCGCAAGCCGGCGTTGCTGCTGATGGCTTTCCGCTCGGCAGGCAAATCGACCGTCGTCGGCCTCTACTGCGCGTGGCTCCTTTTCGTGGATCCCAACCTTCGCATTCTGGTGCTCGCCGCGGACCAGACGTTGGCCACCAAGATGGTGCGCAACGTCAAACATATCCTGGAGCGCCACCCGTTTACCGGCCACATCAAGCCGGAGCGGGCGGAGGAATGGGCGGCCGGGCGTTTCACTATCAATCGCGCCCGCGAGTTGCGCGATCCCTCCATGCTTGCGGCCGGCGTGACGTCCAACATCACTGGAGCGCGCGCAGACGTGGTGATCTGCGACGACGTCGAAGTCCCGAACACCTGTGATACTGCCGACAAGCGCGGCGAGCTGCGCGGCCGTCTCGCCGAAATCGAGTTCGTGCTGTCCCCAGGAGGACTGCAGCTCTACGTCGGGACACCTCACACCTATTACTCGATCTATGCCGAGACGCCGCGCCGGGAGGCCGGCGAGACGCGGCCGTTCCTCGAAGGATTCGAGCGGCTGATCCTGCCGATCGAAGGGGAAGACGGGGCCCCGGCCTGGCCGGAGCGCTTTCCGGCGGAGAAGATCGAACGCTTGCGCGAACGTGCCGGGCCGATGCGCTTTGCCAGCCAGATGCTGCTCCGGCCGGTCTCGCCGCAAAGCGCACGTTTGGCGCCCGAACGCCTGAAACCCTACGCGGCGGACCTGCGCTACGCGGAAGGAAACGGCGAGGCTTGGCTGACGCTCGACGGCTGCCACTTGGTCTCGGCAAGCTGCTGGTGGGATCCGGCCTACGGGGCGCCGGGCCGCGGTGACGCCAGCGTCGTCGCCTGCATCTTCACAGACGACGGCGGCCGCTACTATCTCCACCGCCTCGCCTATCTGGAGCACGACCCGGCGCTGACCGGGCAGGTGGACGAGGCGACCCAGCAATGCCGGCAGGTCGCCGCCTTCGCACGCGCCTGCTATCTGCCGTCGGTGACGCTGGAAACCAACGGCGTCGGACGCTTCTTGCCGAACCTCTTGCGGCGCGAGCTCGCCGAAATGGAGGTGCCGACCGCCGTGGTCGAGGCCTCCAGCCATGTGCCCAAGGCACGGCGCATCGTCGAGGCCTTCGATGCCCTGCTTGCGGCGGGTGGCCTGTGGGCTCACGAGAGCGTTTTCGCCACCCCATTCGTCCGTGAGATGCGCGAGTGGCGGCCTGGCGCGCCGGGTCAGCGCGACGATGGGCTGGACGCCGTCAGCGGCTGTCTGCTGGCCGAGCCGGTGCGTCTGCCGCGCCGGCCCTTCGCCGGGCGGCGCCTGTGGAGCGGGACGCCCGCTTTCACGGCGCCGGCCGGGTTCGACGTCTAGATCCACCTTCCGGATTGGCGACGAGATACATGCCGAACTTCGAACCACATACGGTCGATCTGGTTTGGTGGATTGGCGCGGTCGAGATTCCGGTGGTGACGGCCTTGTTCGTCCTGATCTGGAGGATACGACGCGAAGTCGTCGACTCGCTCGAAGCCTTGCGGCGGCAGGTCGACGAGGCCGACCAGGCGCTGGCCGCCGACCTTGCCGCCTTCAAGCTCGAGGTGGCAAAACACTATGCCTCGAACGAGACCGTCCGGGAGGTCGAGCGACGCCTGACCGCCCACCTGCTGCGAATCGAACAGAAGATCGATGGCCAGCCTCTGCTGCGGCGGAACGGCTAGCCCCTTCGGCGCGAGGACGCGCCCCTGCCGAGAGGACTCCTCCATGACATCTCCTGGGCTCCTGCCCGCCGACGGCCCGCGGCCGTCCGGCGCGGAGGCGACCTGTGCGCTCGCCTGGCGGCTCTACGCGAAGTACCGCGACGCGTCCGATGCCCTGTTGGAAGCGATCTGTGCGGCGGACTGGATACGTGCACAAGCGGGTCGCCTCGTGCTTGCCGTACCTCCTGGCGTGCCGGACGGGCCCGGTTGGCAGCGCTGCATCGGGATCGCCGAAAGGGTCGTTGGCCAGCAGCCCGCCCACTTCCCGTCGCGCGCGGCGATGTATCACCGCATCGGGGCGACGCCGTCTTGGTCGGCGGAGCTGACTCCGCTGGCCTGCCTCGAGGGCTTTCTGTTCTACGAACTGCCGGAGTAGGAACATGCTGCCTGCTTTGCTGGCTGGCATCGGGCTGCCCTTGCTGGGCCGCTTGGTCAGCGGTGGCCTGAAGGCGATCGGCAATCCCGTTGCCGACGCTGCCGCGGCCGCCTTGGACAAGGTCGAGGACGCGGTCGGACGAGGCGAGATTCCCAGCGAACGCCTCTCCGAGGCGAACCGCCATCTGGAGCGCCTGAGCGAGATCGAAGCCGTGCGCGAGACCGAAATACTCAAGCACGTCAACGCCACGATGCGGGTGGAGACGAACTCGGAAGACGCCTTCGTGCGGCGCTGGCGACCGACCTTCGGCTACATCGTGTCGTTGAGTTGGGCGGTGCAGTTCGGGGCCATCGCCTACGCCATGGTGGCAACGCCCGAGTACGCCAAGGAACTCGTGGAGGCTGTCGTCGCTCTGACGCCTGCCTGGGGAATCGCGCTCGCCGTGCTGGGCGTGAACGTGGTCAAGCGGAGTCGCGACAAGGAGGTGGCGGCGGGCCTCGCCACCCGCCCAGGGCTCCTCGACAGGCTGCTCGGCGGTTGA